GGTAATGATATTGTTTATAAAAAGTACGACATCTCACAACTAGTTGGTCAACAAGTTGTTGGATTAACATCTGGTGTTGTAGCAACAATATTGACAACGAAAGAATCGACAGATACTTCTGTCGATACAATTTATGTAAATTATATCACAAGTGGAAATTCAAATACTGAACCAACTTTTAGACAAGGAGAAACTCTAGAGGTAGTTGACGGTGTTAATACTCCACTTCTTGTTGTAGGTACAAATGGCAGTGTTCTTCCAACAAGTATTAGTGTAATAAATCCAGATACTGGAGACGTAGCATCAGTAGAAAGTCCTGCTATGGGATTTGCATCTGCTGTTAAAGTAGAAGAGGGAATTTATTTTATTAATGGATACTTTGTTCGCAACGATGCAGAACTTTTAGTAATTGATGAATATTATGACAAACCTTCTGCTAAAATTGGATTTACTATATCAGAGACAATTGTAACTCCTGAGCAAGATAGCTCACTGTATGATAATGCAATTGGATCTTCAAACTATACTGCTCCAGGAGCACATAGATTAAAAATTGGAGTAAAGTTAACCGAGTTTGATCTTGGAGCAATTACTGACAAGAATTTTATTCAACTTCTAACAGTTTCTAGAGGAGTTGTAAAATCAAAAGTAACTCAGACAGATTATAACTTACTAGAAGAAACACTTGCAAGAAGAACTTTCGATGAAAGTGGCGACTACGTTGTAGACAATTTTGCAGTTGATGTTAGAGAATACGCACAGAAAGATGGCAATAAAGGCATCTTTTCCGCAGATGAGTTTGGATTATATAATGGATTAACATCTGCAGAATCATCTAAAAAAATGATTGCCAGTGTTGGTTCTGGTAAAGCATATGTTAAGGGATATGAAATTGTCAACAAAGAAACAAAATATCTCCCGATCAACAAAGCAAGAGAAAGTCTCAGCAGTGATAATGTAACGCTAAAGACAAAAGGATTACCAACATTTAGTGTTACGAATGTATATGGCAGTGTTCCCCTAAACAAAGAGGGTTCTGATCTCACTGCATATCCAGATGTATTTTTATATTCAACATTTAATGATGGATCTATTGGTCTTAATAATACAGAACTTCCAACCGATCACAGACAAACTTTAGATAGAAGAGGATTGATTTTTAATAGTAATGATGCTATTAAAACAATCACTATTCAAGTAACAAATACTGTTACTACGATTGCATCTATTACTGATGGAACGTTTGAAGACAAGATTGGCACACTGTACTATGTAAAAACTAGAGGCAATACTAATGCTCCAACTGCCATCGGAAGCATTAAATCTTTGTCATATGCTGTAGTCAGTAAGCCACTTGTAAATCCAAATACAGCAGTTAAATTTATAGAACTAACTGTTTTAGGTCCAAAGGACGAGTTGGAGTTGCTATTACTTGAGTATGATAATGGAGACACTAGTTTTTTACGTAAATTATATCTAACTCAAGCATCAGCTCAACTTGGAGCAAATAATAGTGAATTTGGTTTCATCGTTGATTATAGACCAACTATAACACCAGTAATTGGAAAAGTAAAGCCAAGCAATTTCTATCTCCAAAGCAGAGGATCTGGTTTCAACTCAGATTCCGATATTGTACTTTCTAGAGGTCGTTTATCTGGTGGATCATCAGCCTACAATGGCGTCTTTGGATTGTCGTATTTTGATCCATCTTTCTTCACCAAGATCACTCTAGAATCGGTGCCAACAGGTGTTGGTGCCTTTGATACTGGTAAGTATGTATTTGGTCTAGAAAGCGGCGCCTACGGCGTTGTAGAGGGGTCTCCATCGGGAGTATACACAACCAATAATCTATTGTTTGTTAAAACCCTTTCGGGAAGATTTAAATCTGGAGAAACTATCAGAGATGAATCTGGAAGTACAGTAAAGATTGCAAAAGACAACACAATTTCACATTTTGTTGTGCAAAATAGAGGTCTTGGTTATGCAGATGGAGTGAGTATTATAATTAATGGATTGGAATACGACTCATCAAAAGTAGAGTTATTCAAAACAAATTCTGGATCGATTTATAAAGCACTCATTAACAATCGTCGTGCTGTCAATATAGAATTCTCACAACCTCCAGCAGTAAGTGTAAAGAATCCATCAGACGCAACTCCACCAAGTTCTGGCGCAGTTGTTGTTCCTATTTTATTCAGAGATACTGTAGTTACATACTCTCCACAAAATGTTAAATCTATTGGTTGTAGATATGGATCTGGAAATGCTAATGTGTTTAGTGCAGATGCTGTAGTAGATAGTAAAGTATATTCAGAGATAAAATCAGTAACAGACTTCACTTTCTTTGGCACTGCTGGATATGATTTCATTGAATCAACTAGCTTTAGTGCTGATGCTAGCACTGCAGTTACACAAGGAGATGTTGTACAATTTTCTGATGTAAATAACAATTTGGTTCGTGCAGTTGTTCAATCTGCTACTGAACCATCTGGATCTGCGAAGACGAGAATTTATTTGGATACTGTACTTCCTGGAAATGTAACAAATACAAGCATTGTTCGTCTCAGACCAGTATTAAAAAATCCCAATTCTGGAACTCTCTTGTTCCCAACTGGAAGCAAGCAGGTTGGTAAAATATCTGCTGGTGGAGATGATACAAAAATCAAGTACTATTTCCGTAGAGATTTTGTTACTACTGCTTCTGCAAGTGGAGGAACAGTTACATTTGCTGCACAACTTCCATTTGGAACACAAAGATTTGCAGCATTCACCGAAGAAAATTATGTAATTACTGTATTAGATAAGGGTGATGCTCCTGATATTGAAAATGGAGATATCATTTATATCAATTCGGATGCTGTAGAAATTTCATCCGCAACTGATACAGCTAGCGGTTTAACATCTGGCAGTATTAGTTTACAGTTACCTTCAACTTATTTTGGCACAATTCCATCGAATGGAACATTTCCAAAGTTGAAACTAACAGCAACTCTAGAAGTTAGTAACGCAAAACCAAGATTAAAGACAGCAATAAAGAATAAGAGAATTACTGTTAATTCATCTGGAGATAGAGTAGTTCCATTTAGAGGAAATGACTATGATGTAGAGACTGTTGAAATTCTTTCATATTCCGATGCATATAAGTTAAGATATGTTTATGAAGGAACCAGCACAACACCTCCCGAAGTAGATACGGCTGGCAATCTAATCTCTGGAACTGATGTTACTTCAAGATTTACATTTGATAATGGACAGAGAGATACAATCTATGATGTATCACGAATTGTTTTAAAACCAGGATTTGAACCAACAAGTGGTCAGTTATTGATTGCATTTGATTATTTCGAACATTCACAGGGAGATTTCTGCACAATTGATAGTTACTTACATGAAGCTGGTGTTGATGAATCTGAAATTCCCACATTCAATTCTTCGGTTCATGGCAATCTTGAACTCAAAAATGTTCTGGACTTTAGACCAAAGGTAGATAATCAAGCAATTATTCCTGGATTCCAAGATACATCTTCTCTTGAAGTTACTACTGGTCAGTTCTCTGGTTCTGGATCTGTAATTGCGGCAACTCCTGCTGCAGATCTTGGACTTGAGTACACATTCTCGTTCAGTCAAGTTCAGTATCTTGATAGGATTGATGGTATTTTCCTAAACAAAAAAGGTGAATTCTTCATTAAAGAAGGCAATTCATCTCTAAATCCATCCAAACCAGATAGCGTTGATGATGCGATTGCTCTTTTCTATGTTTACATTCCAGCTTATACAAAGACCAGCAATGATGTACGTTTAACTCCAGTTGATAATCGTAGATATACGATGAGAGATATTGGAAAACTTGAGAAGCGTATTGAAAGACTTGAGTACTATACAACTCTAAGCATCTTAGAGCAACAGGCATTAAATATGCAGATCAAGGATGAAATTGGACTTGATAGATTTAAGAGTGGATTTTTCGTAGATAACTTCGAATCACATAGAGTTGGCAATCTTTCATCTCTAGATTACAAGTGTGCTATTGATAGTCAACAGTCAGTATTGCGTCCACAATCAAAAGAAAACTCCGTATCCCTCAAAGAAGTCTACACAAGAGAAGATCAAAGAGCAGTTGCTGGTTATAAGAAGACTGGAAATATAATCACTCTTCCATACACAAATCTAGAATTACTTGGTAATTCTTTTGCATCCAAGACCTTAAATCCAAATCCATTTGTTGTTATCCAATATGTTGGTGATGTTAATGTTTCACCAAATATCGATCAGTGGTATGATCAGAATATTGATCCAGTTGTTGTAGATACTAATACATCTCTGTTTAACATCTTCTTAGCGAAGAGTGATTCGAAAGAGAGTTTCTCAAGTCTCTATAATTCATTTGTTGTTAATTGGGTTGGTGCAGCAACAGCGTTTACAAGCATCAATTCACTTGGAGAAGTAAATACCCAGCAAGCAACATCAGCAGTGACATCTGCTTCTGTTTCTAGTTCTTCAAATATCAGTCCACAAAATAATGATATTGGTAAGGGAGTTCAAACAAAGTCTATCAACAATAAACTAGTATCAACTTCACTTTCATTCTTCACAAGAAGCATTCCAGTAAAGTATGTCATTAGAAGACTGAAGCCAAATACAATTGTCAATGTTTTCCTTGAAGGAAGAAAGATTAATCGTTGGGTAAATCCAGATCTAAGATTTACTGGCATTGCTGGCAATTCACTGTCATCATTTAATGGAACAGTAATCACCGATGAAAATGGAAATGCTAGTGGATTAATTCTAATTCCAGCAGGAGCTCCACCAAGGGAAAATGCTACTTGGTCTGGTGATGTCAATACTGTTGATTATGATACAAGTGGAGAAGAGATCCGTTTAACGACTGGCAATCTGACATTTAGGTTTACATCTAGTGCTACAGATGCTCCAAAAGATACTGTTGATACATACGCAGAAGTTAAGTACTATGCTACTGGTATCTTACCAGAAAATCCAGTAAGTATCGTATCCACAAAACCAGCATACTTCAAGTCAAATGAAGGTGTGCAGATTATCAATAACAATACTGATAATCCACTCAGACCAAATCCACTCGCTCAAACATTCAAAGTTCAAAACTTTGATGGCGGACTATTTGTTACTGGAGTAGATCTATTCTTCTCAACTAAGAGTAATGATATTCCAGTAAAAGTCTATCTAACTGATGTTGTATCTGGAAAACCAGGAAAGAATGTAATTCCTGGAACTGAAAAAGTTTTAAATCCAAATACATTCCTGAAGTGTTATGCTAGTGGCAATGTTATTGTTACAAAGGGAGAAAATGTAACTGGCACTAAGTCTGCTGCAAGTGGACCAATCTTGAAGATTATTGATAAGAATGGAGTAGAGGTTGTACCATCTGCTTCTGGTAAATTCTCTCTCACTAATGAGCAAGTCTATACATTAGTACTCAGTAATCACAACGGAAGATCATTTGCTCAAAATGAGGATCTATCAATTCCATCAGTAACTTTAGCAAATGCCAAGGATGGAACAGATTTGAAATTGACAATTGCAAAAGATAGTGGCAGATTATCAGATATTAGAATTAAGAATACTGGTGCAAATTATGATAGTGCAATCTTAACGATTGAAAGTCCACAACTTCCTGGAGGGTCAGTTGCTACTGCTCGTATTGAAGTCTCTGGTGGAAAAATCTATAATGCAGAAATTTCACTGAGCGGATTTGGATATACTGAACCACCATCAGTTGTAGTTAAAGGAGTTGGAAATGGAGCTGGTGGTTGTGAAATTGAAACCTTCATTGAGATCGATACTCCTGCTGTTCAAATGGGTATTGCTACTGATATAGTTGGAATAACAAATTCAACAATACCAACACATTTTGCTTTTGATTATCCAGTTTATCTACAAAATGACACTGAATATGCTATGGCAGTCGAGACAGATTCCATAGATTATAAGATCTGGGCTTCTAGACTTGGAGAAGTTGATATTGCTACAAGCACCGTTATCACAACTCAACCATCTCTAGGATCTGTTTATAGATCACAAAATGTTGATGATTGGACTGAAGATATTTTTGAAGATCTCAAGTTCAAACTTTATAGAGCAGAGTTTGCTATCACAAGACCAGCAGAATTATTACTAACAAATGAAAATCTTGGTTATGAATTACTGAATGTAAATCCATTTGAAACAAATGCTGGATCTAGCACAAATGCAACCTCAAAGCTATTCAAGAACAATAACAATATTGTTAAAGTTAACCATAGAGATAATGGATTTGAGGATTCAGGAAAATCATATGTATTTTTCAGAAGTGCCGAGGAAGTCGCTGGTGTTACATCAAATATCTTGAACAATACGCTATTTAAGATCAGTAATTCTGGTATTGATACTTACAATATCACATCTTCGTCGAAGGCAACTGGAAACTCATTCGGTGGTGGAGAATCAGTTTATGCCAGCTTCAACAGAAAATTTGAGATCTTATACCCACAAATTCGCTATATCACCGTGACTGGAACAAAGATTGAATCTTCTGTTAAGACTACCAATATTATTCCAGTAGATTCCAAGACAACAAATTATGTTTCATATTCACAGACAGATGATTATGAAAAGACATTCTTGAATGAACCACATTATTTTGCTAATCAAAAAATGATGGCATCAAGGATTAATGAATCTCTCAATAATCTCACAAGATCATTAACTTATAAGATTGCTTTGACATCGGAAAAATCTTATCTATCACCAGTCATAGATATTTCCACTGCCTCTATAAAGAGCAGCACAAATAGAATTGAAAATGCTAGTGGTCAAGAGGATAGATTTGGAAGAAGAGATCAACTAATTGAATTCTACCCAGTATATCAGTTCCAACTTGTTGATAATGGATCGACGCAAATTCAATCTAATCAAACGATCCAAGGATATAACACCAAAGCTACTGGAACTATTGCTCGTGTCGTTGGAAATGTAGTTTATGTAAGAGTTAAAACAACTCAATTCTTTGAAAGAGGTGAAAGAGTTATTCTTGGAAATCAGCAAGGATTAACAGAAAATGTTGATGGAGTAATTCTACCAAAGGTCAAGATTAATAGCAACCCATCACAAGTATTTGTAAGTATAGCAGATGCTTCTACAATAGTTGCTCGCAATCCATCGTCTATCCTACAGACATATGATAATATCATTACTGGCAAGACTGTTATTTGGAATAATAAAACTCAGGAGTTAGTTGTCCGTACTGATATTCAACCAATTATTGATGATTTCAATTCCAGAATTATTGATAACGCTGTATTCAATAGAAATGCAGTAGTGATCGATCAAATTGCCGACATCTTTAGAATTGGTGATTTTATTAAGTATCCAAATCAACCAGATGCAGAAGCATCATATTGGGAGATTGGTAAGGTTTCTTATAGAAATGGTATTGATTTTGTTTCTGATGATACATCGAAGAATAGTTCTTCTGTTGCAAAATATGTAACAAAAGAGGTTTCTATCAATAGTCCAGCTACTTCAATTGATGTTCGCCTAACCGCAAATGTCAAGGATGTTCAAAGTGTTCAAGTTCTTTACCGTTACAAGAAAGCATCCAGTCAAGAAAACTTTGAAGATATTGATTGGATCTACTTTAATCAGGATGGACAACCAGATACACTAGAGATTGCTACTAGCGAAAATACCATTTCTTCAACTACAGAGAAGCAATCTTCTTATCAGGAGTTTAAGTATAGTGTTTCCAATCTTCCAGAATTTTCGTCGTTTGCTGTAAAGATTGTCATGAAGTCAGTTGATCCAGCATACGTTCCCAAAATTCAAGATATTCGTGCAGTAGCATCCTTCTGATTTCCGCATATGGATTATATCAAAGTTAGTGGGCATGATGGTCTCGTGAGGGATGAAAACACAGGCGCCATCTTGAATTTGGACGATTCTGCGATAGAAGCAAGGCGTAAATCAAAACACCTTGGTTCCGCATTAGAAGACATAAATATGTTGAAGAATGAAATCTCTGAAATCAAGTCCCTACTGCAAGAGTTAATAAAACATGGCAATACTTAGAAACGTTGCTAGAACAGATACCTTTGAGCAACAAAGGGTAAAAATTAATGAAATTGCTTCTGACCTGTTTACGGTTCAGACAAGCGTTGGTGCTGGCGCATTTAGTATGAGTGATGGCACTGTTCAAGCGCCAGCGTTATTCTTTACCAATGCTAATGATGTAGGTATTTTCAGAGGTGGTCCAAAATCATTATATATTGCTGCAGAAGGAAAATCTGTAGCTTCTTTTGATAAGTCATATCTCACATCTTTGCAGAATTTTAGAACTTTGGTTTCTGCAATTCCAACTGGAGATGGTGGAATTACACTAAGTAACGGAGGTTCATTATATTACGGAGGAACTTTTTCCAGTGTTCCATTAACAGGTGGATCTGGAAATGGAGCAAAAGCTACGCTGGTGGAGATATTGGTCAAAATCAAACACAAATTTTCACTAATGTTTCACTAACTGGTGGTTTTGGAAATGGAATGAGAGCCGACATTACTGTTGGTGTTGCTGGTCCTGTTACTGCTGTTACTGGAGTTAGTATAATCAATCAGGGTTCTGGTTATCAAACTGGAGATGTTCTGAGTGCTGTACCAAACACAATTGGTGGTGTTACTGGATTTCAATATGTAATTAATGGTGTTGGTAACGTATCTGCTATTAGTGTTTTGAATGGTGGCAATAACTTATATACAGTAGGAAATACTCTATCCGTAAATAATTCTAGTTTAGGTGGTAGTGGTTCTGGATTTGTATTTACTATTACTGGCGTAGGTCAAGTAACAAATGCAGTAATTTCGGATGGTGGGGATGGTTACTTAACGAATGATGTTCTATCAGTAAATAATACCGAATTTGCGGCTACTGATACTTATTATGTTAAGATGTATCTAACTCAATTATTGACATTTAGTGGTACATTACCAACAACAAATTTTGATGTTGGACAGACATTAACATACAACGGTTTATCAAAAACAATTGTAAAGAAATACACGTCTGGAAGTAATATAGAAGCAGTAATTATTCAGGTAGATGCCAATAATTTAGATTATAGTCCAGGTCTTAGTGCAACATGTAATGGTTCAACTGCCGCTGTAGCTTCAATACAGACTGCTTTAAATTATTATTTTACTGAGCCGAATACACCCATTAAGGTTCAGTACGACTAGAGACGGATGGCATACTGTTATTAGCGGAGAAGGAGCACAACGAGTTTTTGGTGAAGAATATAACGGTCCAGAAGTAAATTATGAGTATGGTGCAAATATTATTTCAATCGTTCCAAGTGATGACACCCCAACAACATTATATTATTATTGCGGAAACGGTAATGATTTAGCACACCTAGATGAAGGTGGTTATAATAATAGAGAGGCAGTTATCACTATTAGTGGCAGTGATCCAGTAAGTGGTAGTGGTCTACAGATTACTGTTGGAACAATCAATACTGCCAGTAATATTGTATTAAACAGAGATGGTTCTGCTACTTTAGGGAGTTTGACCTCAGGACCTGGAACTTTTACTGGTGCGGTGTCAGCAGCATCTCTATCTACAGCAGGTAATTTTTCAGTAAATAATACAAAATTTACTATTGCTTCATCAACTGGTGATACTTATATTGATGGTGGATTGACAGTAAATGGAGAATTGGCATTCCTTGGTGATGCTTCTTTAGGATCTACTCTATATGTTGATTCTGTAAATAATAAAGTATCCATCAATAGAGATCCAGCAGTAACTGCTCTAACATATGATTTGGAGATTGTTGGTAGTTTATATAATGATGGCGACGTTGTTTTAGCAGAGACTGCACTATCGTCAGCAATTATTGGAGATGTCGCAAATATTTCTGGTACTCCAAAACTTGGAGTTGATGGAAGCATTTATTCCGATGGTTCTTTCCTAGGAAATCCAACAGGAAACATTAAAGCTCCTGCATATAGTTTTGATTCGAATACTAGATATGGATTATCATTCAATCCAACAAATTCCACATTATCCATCGCTACTGGTAGCGGAGAAACGGTAAGGTATGGAGACTTATTAACATCTTTCTATAGAAATATTGATTTTGTAAATACAACTATTACATCAACAACTCTTGTTAATGGTGCTGGATATACAAATGGTTCTTATTCTGGATTGCAACCAACTGGTGGAACAGGTACTGGATTAACTGTAAATGCTATTGTTGCTTTTAGAGTTAATATACCAACTGCTGGTGCTGGTTATACACCTGGAACATATGATAATGTGCCACTAACTGGTGGTGATGGAACTGGAGCACAAGCTACTATTGTGATTGGACCTTCTGGTGGAGTAACCGAAGTTATTGTCACAAATGCTGGTAATGGATTATATGCTGTAGGTAACTCATTAGCGTTTGCATATACTTCTCTCACTACAATTGTTGGTGGATCACCTGTAACATCAACTGTTCCAACAACCGTTGCTTCTCTATCGGTTTCTGTTTTGGGAGCAGTAACTAAGGTAACAATCACTGACAGTGGTGATGGATATGTTACTGGAGATGAATTGACTGTTACTCCACCAGGAACACCAACAATAGTATCAAAAATAACTATTGGAACTACAACTAATTCTATAACTGCTGGTGTTAATAAATCTACTGGAACAATTACAGCTCAATCTATCAATACTCTAGGTTCTGGTATTCTCGTAGATAACAACCTATCTATCGATGGCGTTACAATATCTTCTACACAGAATGAAGATATTGTCATTGCTCCTGGTGCTTCATCTAAGATCCTTTCCGTTTCTGGAACTGGTGGTGTAAAACTCCCAGTTGGAAACTCTACTAATAGACCTTCTGCTTCTACTGCTGGTATTGTTAGATATAACAATCAAACATCACAGTACGAGGGTTCGAATGGTGTAAACTTCATCTCTCTAGGTGGAGTAAGAGACGTTGATGGAAATACGTATATTATCGCTGAAGAGACTGTAGGTGCTAATGACAATATCTTATACTTCTTTAACGATAATTATAACTCAGCAAGATTAAACAGAACAGAGTTAGAACTAACAACTGCCAACAAAATTTCTTCTAAAGATACGGATGGCAAGTTTGCATGGAAGGCAAATACAGCATATCTTCTAAATGCATATGTTTATTATGGCGATAACATTTATAAGGTAACCACTGCTGGTATAACTTCAACACAAGCACCAACACACACATCTGGATCAGTTACCGATGGAACTGCAGTTCTTGAATATTACAGCGATGCATATGCAAATCTTGAGATAAGAGCAGATGAAGTAAAGATTGGAATTAGATTAAACGTAAATGACAAACTTGCTTTATATTCATATAACACAAGTAATCTAATTTTTGAAAATCAAGTTGATAATTTCCAGTTTGCGTTTGGAAATATTATTGGAGTACCAGATACTTTCCTAACATTAGATACTGCTGGCACTCTAAAGATCAACAGAAATTATGATACATCTGGTCCAACAGATAATCAAATTATTTTAGACAAAACACTCAAGTATATTGAATTGGATGATGTTATTTTATCAACTGCAGATTCAACTTTAGTAAAAGGAATTACTAACACAGGTGCTGCAATTGTTTATAACTCAACCACGCATAAAGGAGCTAAAGTTGTTGCAGTTGCTGATAATATCACAACTGGTGATAGACATATTGTTGAATACAATGTCATTCACAAAAACTCAAATATATATGTTAATGAATATGGCAATTTAGATACTGGAACAGAGCAGTTCTCAGCAGCATTTGATTTTGATGGATCTGGTAATGTTAGAGTAACTTATACAGTATCTGACGCCGTTGCCTCTGGTAACAATATTGTGATCACTACTACCAAAACTCAAATCAAGAAGTAATAAAAGATGGCAACTACTATCAAGACTTTTAACTCAGAAGGTGGGTTTGGTGTAAATCAAGTCACACTTGTTACCAATAAATTAGATCTCCAAAATGTCAACACTTTCAGTTTAAAAAATTCAAACTATGCAGATGCTACTAGAACTGATTACATCCTTCGTGGATTGAATACAGCAGTTCTAACTTTAGATGGGACTTTTCCTATCATATTAGGATCAAACACTATCAATTTTATTACTGGATATATTGTTGCTGTAAATCCCACTGGATCAGGGCACTATTCTGTAAAGTTAGAATCGGCAGTAACTTGTGATACAAATGGTGACGTTCAAGTTCTATCAGAACTATTCACTACTATTAAAGACAGTATCCCTAGTTTGGAAACATGGACTGTTTCCAGTTACGATGCTGGATCACCAAATCAATTTAGTTATACCACATCAAGAGGTGGTACAACTGACACTATTAAATGGATTGCTAATACTCAAGTTGTGTCAGTTTCCTGGTCCTGATACTAAATAAAATAGAAGAAAAAGAACTCCTAGAGGCACTGCGATAAAATGAGTTTAGAATTTAATGCTGATAAGCAGATAATCAAATCAACAAATCCTCGTATTATTGGTAGTGGAGACTTTACTATTAGATCAGGCAGTGGTTCTGATGAAAAGGAAGTCTTTAGGGTTCAACTAGATAATACCACAAAACTTCCCCGTATTGGTGTCAATAGAACTGGGGAAAAAATTGAGAAAATTTTAATCAATCAGGGTTTTAATGGAAGTGGATATACCACACAACCATCTGTATTAATTGATCCACCAAGTCTTCCTGGTGGTATTCAGGCACAAGCTTCTGCTATTATTTCAGCTGGATCGGTAGTTGCTATTATTGTTGATAACGTTGGTTCTGGTTATACTTCTGCTCCTTCCGTAACTATTACTGGAGGTAATGGTAATGGAGCAGCTGCTACAGCGTATCTTGATACTGTAGATTATGAACTAGATGTTAATGGTGCTATTCGTACATCTACTTCTATTATTTCTGATACTGCAAGAATTTTAAACCTTGATATCGATAACTTTGTAACCGCTGATGCTAAGTTTCGTGCTCCTTCATTAAAGACTTACGCAAATAATACTGGCACTTTATGGGCCTCATCAACATCCGTAAGTATCAATTCAACTTTATATTTTGGTAATAACATTTACCAAGCATTAAATACTGGTCTGAGTGGAAGTGTGCCACCAACTCATTCAGATGGCATAGTTTCAAATGGTACAGTAAGTCTCAAGCATATTGGTTATAGAGTATCAAGTCCTCTACTTAAAGGATATAATGAGGATATGAGTTATCCTCGTTCAATTACTCCACCTTTTGGAGATGATTCCGATAAAATCGCTACCACAGAATACGTTTTAAACCTTGCTACAAATGACGTTGGTGGTCGTGTTTATGTTTCTGCTGAGATTGGTAACGATTCAAATAATGGCAGATCTGCTGCTGCTCCTGTAAGAACAATCAAGAGAGCATGTCAGATTGCTTCCCAGACAAAAGGAATTAAAGAAACGGTTGTTGTTTCTGGTGGTGAATATGTAGAAGATAACCCAATTTCCATTCCAGCAGATTGTTCAGTTGTTGGTGACTCACTTCGTATTGTTATTGTTCGTCCGAACAATCCGAACAAACACATGTTCAAGTTTGCGGACAAGAACTATATTTCTGGTTTGACATTTAGAGATAAGATTGATAGTAATGGAGATCCTATTGCTACTTGGAAATATGCTTGTGTATTTGACGACAAGCAAAGAATTTATTATGATCCAGCGTCTGGTGGAGATTTCAAGAGAAGTTTTCCAATCGGACATCAGATTTTTGGACCAGCAAAAATTAGAGTTACTTTCCAAACAAACACAGGTGGTACAGCAATTGCTGAAAACGAATATGTAACTGGTGTTAACACTGGAGCAGTTGGTTTAGTTACGGCAAGAACATTTACATCTGGAACTGTAAGTGGAACTGTTGATGTTAGAGTTCTAAGTGGTTCTTTCCAAACTGGTGAAACATTTACATATCCTGGTGATGGTGCAAGATCTTGGCAAGCAAATACTGTTTATACTTTAAACACTATTATCTACAATGCCAATAATGTTTATTCAGTAACTACTGCAGGTACTTCTGGTTCAACTTCACCAACTCATACAACTGGAGCAGAGGCTAACGGAACTGCTACTTTAACTTGGATCCGCAACGTATATAACTTAATTGCTGTTCAAGTTGAATCAATTAGAGCGGAAGGTGAAGTTGTAGATCATATTACAGATTTAACTACCACACTACCAATTACAAGAGTAGATGGATCACTACAAGCAGATCCAGCAACTGGTGGTATTGTTTTATATACCAATCCATTAGTTGGAAGAAACAATTTTCATAACTTTAAAGAAAATCAAGAAATTGAAATTTCTGGGTTACCAACATCTACCCCAGATCTTTCATCTCTAAATGGTAAGCAAAGAGTTTTCAAAATTATTCGTGATGCGGATGGAAGATCCAGACGTATTGTTCTATACAAACAACTAGCAGCATTTACAGATGTCAACTATATTCCAGTAAATGCCAGTGTAAAATCAGCAAATAACTATATTACACTATCGCTACTAAACTCTCCAAACAAGTTTCCACTGCCAAACTTTGTTTTAAGACGTTATCAGGATGCTTGTAATCTAATCAGAAATAATATTGACTTCATTAAAGATGAAGCATATTTACAAATACAAGATGAGTTTAGCCCCAACTTCTCAATCACTTCAATTCAAACAACATCTGGTACTGGTGGTGATGCTGGATATGTAATTTTTAGAGTTACAACAACTGGCAATCATGGTTTCTATCTTAATGATACGGTTTCCATTTTCAAAAATGGTTTAAACAATAATATTAACGGAACATTTACTGTAACTAATAGAGTAAGTGCAACAGCATTTGAAGTAAAATGGTTGGGTGTTATTGGAACACTTGGTTTAACTTCAGGAACAATTTACACCACATCATCAACTCCAGCTCTATCTGCGAGTGCTTACGTTCAAAGATCATTTAGTGTACCAAACGAAGCAAAGTGCCGTAGAGATATTGGACACGTGGTAAATGCCATCATCATGGATCTTGAGTATGGTGGAAACTATAATGTTATTGAAGCTGCTAAAACTTATGTAACTGGTACTCAGATTGGATACGTTAGCAACGAAATTGCCGAAACAGTTAGATCAGTTGAGATTGTACGCCAACTTTGTATTCTTGCGATGCGTCGTTGGAGAACTGGAAATGGACAAATAGCAGATCCTCTGTACACTCCAGTTTACTCTAATGTAGCACGTTATTTTGATACATCAGTAGTACAGGATACATCAAGTCCAGCATGTAATGATGTTGCTTCTGCAATCACAACGCTTGCTTACGTTTATACAGATACATTATCAAATAATGCAACTGGAACTCAATTAGATGCAGGATATTTAATTTCCAGAAACGCAGACTTTATTGCTTCAGAAGCACTTGGATATGCCAAGGCACTTTATCCTGCGCTTGGATTAACTACAGATCAAGAAAGAAAGTGCAAGAGAGATATTAGATATGTTCTTGCTGGATTAAGAAGAGACCTTATCTTAGGTGGCAATGCTGGTATTGTAACCGCTGCAGAATCATATTTTACTGGAACAGAACTTACTGGCATTCCTTCTGCTGAGTTAACAGCAACTCGTTACGCATTCACTAAAGTCAAAGAGCTAGCACAACTAGCGATGCGTAATTGGAAAACGGGTGCTAATGGAACTGGAGCAACATACACACCAACTTACGAAACATCAATTTCATTATTTACAGATGCAACAATTCTGGTAGATCCAGCAACTTCAAAGTGTGCTGGTATTCTCAGCGCAATTGATACTGAGATGACACTATTGGATGGTATCCTTGCTGGAACTACAGTTGCAGGAACTACCACAAAAACATATGGCACCCTATATTCCCCAACGATTACATATCCAGATGGTGCTTTATATGATGCTGACAATAAGTATATTACTCCACGAGGAGTATGGGATGATCTGCCAGCAATTGAAGCATCGCCATATATTCAAAACGCTTCAGTTATCTCATTCTTAGGTGGTGGTGGTTGTGAAATTGATGGAGATAAGGTAACTCAACCAAACTCACCATTTGCAGGATTAGAACTTAATGGTGCAGCATCTTATCCAAACCAGGGCAAATCCATGGTTGCTGCTCAGTTCACCATTGTTTCGTTTGGTGGAACAGGATACAGAGTAGTCAACGATGGTTACTGCCAGTTGGTTTCCGTATTCGTTCTATTCTGTGCTGATGGTGTTTATGCTGATAGTGGCGGTTATGCTTCGGTTACCAACGCTGCTACCAACTTCGGTATCTATGCTCTAAGAGCTCGTGGATATAGAAAAGATCCATACACATTTGATATTGGAACCATTACTAATATCACCACATCTGTTACAGGAAAAACAGAAATTACTGTTAGTGGATTAGGTAGAAGACCATTTGAACATTACGTTGTTAAGGTTGATGGTTATACTAACACAAACACTAACATTGAATACTTTGTCGAATCTGTAAGAAACGTAACTGTTGGTCCTCCTTTCACAGCAACAATTGTTCTAAATGAAGGAACAGATTTCACGAAGATATCTACAGGAACTCCAGTAGGCAATTCGAATGGAGAGTTTGTTGGTAAGACAATTAAACTACACAGACCTTCGATTGTTAACTCATCTGGTCACACTTGGGAATTTGCTGGATCTGGCACAAACTACAATGCTCTACCAGAAAACGGTGGTATTAAGATTGAAGCATACGAACAGGTTTCGGAAAACTATGGTCGTGTTTATACCTCTGGTACTGATGAACTTGGAGACTTCAAAGTAGGTTACTTTGCTCGTATTGAAAACAGAACTGGTGCTATTACCTTCACAGGTACTGTTACCATCTCGGAAGTTGAATTCCTAAAACTAAAAGGTGGTGACGTTGTTGTTACTGGTTTCGATGCTTCTAATACTCTTGGTGGTGCTTTTGCTACTGACTCCAAACTACCCACGCAGAAGGCAGTTAAGGATTATATCTCGAATAATCTTGGACCATACATCAACAAGCCATATTCCACTAATGCCGTCCCTAGGGCGCTTGTAGAACTCACAGACAGCGGTAAGATCTCTATTGACCAGATCCCTGCACTAAGACCTTTCAACGTCTTCACAGTGGCAAATCAGGCGGCTCGTCTTGCGTTAGAGGGAGCACTTGCTGGTGACATTGCTATTCAATCCGATACAACTACATCATATATTCTCAATAATGACCTAACCAGTTTGTATCTTGGTTTCCCAGTAGATACTGCTTTAGTATTCAATACTGGAAATATCTTTACTGGTTCTGGATCAGGTGGTCAAATTCAAGCAACAGAATACAGACAAGGTGTTGTCTGGAAGATTAACATTACCAATCCTGGTTCTGGTTATACTGTTGCACCAAATATTGTTATCTCTGGTGGCAATCCTCAAGGTGGTGCAGTATCAGCAACTGCTACTTGTACGATTGCTAACGGTCAAGTTGTTTCTGTAACAATCACGGAAAACAATGGTTATATTGGTGGTACAGGATACACAACACAACCATCAGTTATCTTCACTGGTCCTGGTGGTGCTGGTATTACTGCTACTGCTTCTGCTCTGATTGAAAATAGATTGTATGGTGATATCGTCAACAACATCAAGATTGTTGACACAGATACAGTTACTTCAAATAATACTCCAACTGGAACTGTTGTTGATATCTCAAGAGTTGTCAATACTTCATCGAAGATAAATGGCAACTGGGTATCTCTATCATCCAACCAAATCTCAGCCGATGCGATTACTTCTGGTGTTATTGCTACGACCCGTCTGGCACAAAACTCATCAGAAGCAAACTCATTTACTTTCCTTAGAGGCGACCAAGCTTATGCACCAGTCCTCCAATCACTAAAAGGAACTGAAACAAGATACTTTGCCAAGTTGAATAATGCTGTTTCCTCTGGATCAAGCACATTCGTATTCACAACAAACGCAAATGTTCTCAAGGGTCATGGAATTGTCAGTGACGTTACTGGCATCCCATCAGGAACATTAGTTAATTCTGTTGTAACTGCTGCTGGATTTACCACGGTTCAATTGAATAACCCAGTAACAGCAAACATTTCTGCTGCTACAATTATCCAGTTTACACGTCCAGCATCACCACTAATTATCGATGCTGCTTATACAGTAGGAAACTTTGTTGATAGTGTTGTTATTGCTAATGGTGGCAGTGGATTTACAAATGGTTCTTACTTCGACGTTTCATTGTCGGGCGGAACTGGAACTGGTCTGAAAGCTAACATCATTGTTTCTGGTAATGCAGTAACTACAATTACCGTAACGAATGGTGGTGTCAATTACAATGCTGACTTTAGTGTTACTTCAGCACCATCTATTATTGGTTCTGGATCTGGTCTAGTTCTTCTAGCAAAAACAGCTACGACTAATAAGAATTATGCTAATGCTGCAGTTGATATCAGGAGAGTTGATGATCTAACTATCTCTGCTGACCCATATGGAACAGCAGGTATTTGCCGTTTCCAAAAGTCACAGTTTACTCTAGGTGCTGCTGGCAACGGATCAGTAACACTCAAGACTGGTGCTGATAGTGGATTGGATGCTGACTTGCTTGATGGCGCACAAGGCGCTTATTACTTGAATGCTAGCAATCTAAATGCTGGTACTCTGTCAGTTGATCGTCTTGCTGGAACATATAACATCTCCATCTCGGGTCAGTCTGGTAACACACTACGTCTGATTACCTCTACAAATAACCCAACATCTTCACCTTCCCCAAGCGCATTTGCTGAGGGTATTATTGCTGATACTAGAAACAATACTTCAGATAGTTTGGAAGATGGTGGAACCAGACACCTCGTTCTCACACTAAGGAATGGATCGTCTGGTTTCGATGCTACTTTTGGTGGCGTAAGGCAACTTGCCTTCACTGACAACAACAATATGTGGCTTCGTGGTTCTGGAACTGGAGTTACCACATTTGGTTCCTGGGCTAAAGTCTGGACCGATCTAAATGATGGTTCTGGAACTGGTTTGGACGCTGACAAACTTGATGGTCGCCAAGGAGCATTCTACCAAAATGCTTATAATATAAACGCTGGCACTATTAGTGATAATCGCTTACCATCATACGCTACTCAAAAGAGTTTCAATAATAGCGTAAAAGTTCTAACAACGACCAATAATCCTTATTATGACATTTACGTTACTGGTTTTGTATTGACAGCATCTCCATTCCTTGCTGGTCAGAACGTAAACCTATATGATGTCAACTCACAAGGAACTGGAACAATCCTCATCACCAATGTAATTACATATAATGATGCTGATGATATGATGGATTATAGCATCATTACTGGTGTTCTAACTACTGGTACATTTAATGGTGCTCAGACAATTGGTACTGCATCAAACAGAGTTGCTTTCCAAGACTATAGCCTAAACTCAAGTGGAACCTTTGAAACGGCATCACTTGTCAGCAGTACTGGAACTGCTCTACTAAAACTTGGTAGGAAGGATGGCACTGCATCATCCCCTGCTATCTACTTCAGCAGCAGCTCTTCAGCAGCATCCAACTATAACGTTGCTCTTGTTGCTTCTGGTGGTAGCAATACTGATGGAAGTGGTAACCTCAACATTGTTGCTGGTAATGCAAGTGCAGTAACGATCAACAACAACGCTATCTGGAACGCTGGTAACCTAACTCCAGCAACCAACAACGTTGCGAATACCGTTGTTCTCCGTGATGCTTCTGGTAACTTCGCTGCTGGCACAATCACCGCTAGCGTTACTGGTGCTGCTTCTCTCAACGTATTGAAAGCAGGCGATACGATGACGCCTTTAACAGTGGTCTAGGCATTAGCGAGACTGGCGGAAATGGAGCAAGATTAACAATTACTTCATCTTCTGCTGGATCTATTCTAAATGTTGTTGATAACTCAGCACTTATTTTCCAAACAGATAGTGGTGTAGAGCAAGGTAGATTTAGAAATAATGCTGCTGGAGGCGGATTATTAGTCAATACTGCTCTTCGTTTGGTAAATGGTAATATTACACAGGCACAAACTGGAACAACTGCTATTGATAATAGCTTTACTTCAGGTAGTAATCCACAAGCATGGAGAATGATTATTCCAGATAATGCCAATACTTCTGGTTTTGGAGTTGGAGCAAATAATCTTGGAATTTATTATAATGGATTATCGGATTACCACGCTAAGTTTGTAACTGGAGCAAATAATGTATTTTTCCCTGGAAGAGTTTGGGTTGGTAATAGCAATCAAGCAGCTACAACCAGTTATCAACTTCAAGTAACTGGTTCTTTTGCCGCTACATCTAAGTCATTCCGTATTCCTCACCCAACCAAAGAGAACCATGACCTCGTTTATGGTTCGTTGGAAGGACCAGAGCACGGCGTATATGTTCGTGGTAAGTCATCTGGTGTCGTTGAGTTACCTGATTACTGGGGTGCTCTTGTTGATGAAAACACCATCACCGTTCAACTCACCCCAATCGGCAATCATATGTCATGGGTTGAGAAGATTGAAGATAACAAGATCCTTATTGGTGGAGGTGAAGCATTCTACTTCGTTCAGGCGATGCGTAAGGATATTGAGAAGTTAGAGGTTGAAGTTGAGTTACCTGTCGAGGAGGAAGAGTGATGGGTATTGGATATAACACTTTCTCTTTTTCTAATGGATTAATATTTTGTTATGATGCCAGAAATACTAAATCGTATTCTGGTTCTGGAACTACTTTTA